TTGTTTGACCAAGAGCAGTCTCAGGAAGAAGGACGAGTTAGAAGCTTGCTTAGACAGCGCGCAGAATGGGAGCTTACTTGGGAGCGATTTATTGATAATCGAATGATCTCTTCTAATAAGGTGACTCCGTTTCCGACGCACTATGCGGATGCCTAAATGGCTGGACGAGAGAGAATACCGTTTCTTGATATCAAGGGATTCAAAGGTCTAAATACCAAGACTACGCCTGAGTTCCTAGCAGCGGGCCAACTGACCCAAAGTCAGAACGTAGACTATTATGAAGACTACATGGCCGCAGCTAAGATCAGAGGAAGCTCTCGTATATTGAATAACCCATACACTGAGGGTGGAGTAGCCAAGCCCATCTCATGGATTGGGTTCTATAAAGCAGCAGATCTAGATGGTACAATCCTAAGGCACACTCTCGTTGCTGCCGGTACCACGCTGGGTAGAATAGAGAGCGGTCAGATAACTACCCTGCTTACAGGTAGAACTAATAATCTATATCACACAGCCGATCTTATGGGTTCCTTCATGCTCATCACTAATTATAACCCAGACAGGGTTGGTGAGGGCGATGCGTTGGTAAAGTATGATGGGGCTGTGATGTCTAACTGGGGTGTTGCTGCCCCCGGTCAACAGTCTACTGTTATAGACGAATTTAATGATGCCTCCTCGTGGACAGGCCTTAACTGTGATCTGACAGATCAAACTAATTCAACTACAGGGCACATAACTTGGGACGGCAGTGCTGTTCGTATAGACCATAACTTCTACACCGGTGGAGTGTATTCCATAACAAAAGCTATCAATGAGTTTTACGCACAAGGAGACCAGCGAGAGAACCCAGACGCTATTGCGGACAGAGTGTCTGTTTATGCTTATTTACCTAGAGGCACACTCACCGCATCTCTTACAAAAGCAACAGACGCTGGCTTTAGAACTGTTGGTCCTGCTATCTCTGTATACGTCAGTCCTAATGTAACCCCGGCTACAAATAACTGGCAGTTTGACTTTACCAATGGCGCACTAGTGGAGGGATGGAACAAACTAAACCTTGACTTCACAGCAGGAGCCCCCGGTAGTGGACAACCTAACTCTCCTCCAGGCCAACAGACTGGCTACTTCTATCCTGAAGATATGTCTATTAAGAGTACAAAAATTGAGTTCTACGTATCTACATCCAATACTGGATTATTTGGTGTTAGGATGGATCGCCTTGAAAAATATGATGAAGGCGCTCCTGTGGCCTCGCCCTCTGGATCGGGCAGTATTACAGGTGTATATAGCTACAAGGTTGTTTATGTTAGTAAGTATGGGCAGCTTAGTAATGCTGGTCCTAAAAGCGTTGATGTTACTGCTGCGTCCCACGCACAAATTAACCTTACTAGAATCCCTCTATCGCCAGATTCGCAGGTGGTAGCTAGGCGTCTTTATAGAACGGTTGGCAATGGTTCTGTGTGGCTGTTTCTTGATGAGATTCTTGACAACGTAACTACTACGTATACAGATACTACGGCGGATGGTAGCTTGGGTAATGAGACCCCACCGCAAGCTGGTGACTACGCAGACGATAACTCTGTTCCTCCCAAGTGCGGTATTGTAAAGTCTTGGAAGAAGACAGTGTTCATGGCCGGTGACCCTCAATCTCCGCAAACACTATATTATTCTGAAGACAACGAGCCCGAGAGCTTCCCACTAATTAATGCCCTTGAGCTTGATGAGAAGATCACTGGTATCTATGAATCCTATGCCGGTCTGGTAATTGAGACTGAGACAGGTAAGTGGCAGTTGATCGGAGATAACCCTGACTTCTCACTTGACAAGATCGTTCATGGTGTGGGCTGCGTTGGACGTAGAGCTTGTGGTACGGCTAGGTCTATTGGATATGCTGTGGACCGGGATGGTATGCGGTTATTTGACCTTAGTGAAACCAAGAAGATAAGTGAAGTTATCCGTGATAAGTATGATGATGATATTGATAAATCAAACATAGAGCTGATTCATACCGTTCATAGTAGAGCTAAGAATCTTATACTACAATTTAACCCAGATGCTACAGGGGCATATACTTCTATATACTGTTACCAGTACCTAGAGGATCAGGTACCTAGTGGTATGTGGTCTACTATATCAACCCCTTCGGCTGCTAATCTTAACTTCCTAGATGCTGTCGAGATTGAGGATTCTAACGGTGACTTCCAGCTTCTAGTGTCCGGTAATGATGGGATGGTCTATGAGATGTTTGATGAGGCATCCAAGAACTGGGTAGATGTTAACGGTACTGAGTATCCTATTACCACTATAGTACAGGTTCCATATCTTAGAGAAGGAATGGCTGGTGTTGAGGTTGAACAAGCCACAGGACGCATGAACCCACACACGCTGGAAGTTCGTGTCTCAAATGATGATGCCTGTACTTGGACAGCTACTATTGAAACAGCGAGAGGAGCAACCCAAACACTGGCTACCAGCAGTACATCATTGTCTCTACAGTTTGGAGCAAATAATTCATTGATTAGACAGAGGGTGCCGTCTTCGGGAACTACAGCGGAAGAGTTCGTAAGGATCACGCTGACTAATGCCGAAGCGGATGTCTATACAAAACTAGTCGGACTTCGTTTTTACTATCACGTTCAACCTGCTTTGTTTGACGTACTCGATGTTGATGACACGGTCGCGTAATGGCCTTCGTAAAGAACTCAGCACTTCAGACCCAGATCCGGCTGAAGAAGTGGCCTGCTGGTAGGGTCTCTCAACTTAAACTATTTGTAGGACACTTAGAGCAAGCTATAGGAGTATCCTTGGCAGCTCAGGTGGAGCAGTCTCCTAAGAGAACGTTCTCTGAGTTTGTCCCTAAGATAGTAGATCAGGATATTGTAGCAGAAGCCTCATATAGAGAGATTCGTTTTTACTTTGATCCTCCTAAAGGGCTTAAGAATCTACTATTTTATGAGTATCAGATCAGTGCTACTGAGGGGTTTTACAATGTGGACCAGTTCACCTCTCCTGAGAACTTCTACATATGGCCAGGGCTAGTAGAGGGATTTACATATTATCTACGGGCTAGAGTGGTAACTAAAGACGGAGAGGTTGGTCCGTGGTCTAATGCTCAAGCGGTTACTACGCCTTACACGCAAACCTATGGCCTATATGATGGAACTGAATATACTACCAGGATAACTTATAAGTCTTTTTATCCTGGGTGGCAGCCTGTATTTGAACGAGACTATACCGCCATAGGAGGTAACTGCTACTACGCTATAGATTATGATATACAGCCCGCTCGTCAATGGACGGTTAGAGGTAATAAGCCTAAAGGAAATGTTGAGTGGTGTGATATAGAATTTAAGTGGATGGAAAAACCAAGCGGTCAGACAAACTGGGACCAGAAAGGTCAAGTATTTGCAGTTACTTCATATGGTACATCAACAGCCATGTCTAACAGTGGGTTCTATTCCTTCAATATAACGACTCATGGTTTTTATTCTCCTCTTGTTCTGCCCGGAACATGGGTTCTTCCTAGGCGAGGAACTTTCGCTCAAAAGTTTTCTGAGATTACTCCAGGGGACATAAAGCTTAGACTTGAAGCAAAGATAATGCCTAGTCACCCCTCTAATATTTTTATCAATGATTTTTATCCTACTGTAGCAAAAGCGGTTGGTGATGGCACAGGGTTTGTCTATGGCTCCGACGCTACTATTAAGTTTAAGAACTTCAATATATTTGAAGCTCTTGTGGATGGTGGATAATGCCGGGAGAATTTCTAAGAGGATTTTCTAAGTTCTTTACTAATCTGTCTGTGTCTCAGAAGCAAGAGTTGGATAGGGCTTTCGCTGACATACAGAACTCTAAAGAACTAACCAGCCTAGATACTGGTCTTAGAAATCTTAGAAGAACACCAGACCAAAGTCTACCCGTACCAGAGCTTAGTGTTCAGTCTACTGCTAGAGGTGCTCAGATAACATGGAATGCCCTACCAGACCAATACATAAACTTTTATGAAGCAGACGTATCACAATATAGTAACTTCTCTTCGTATACTACAATAACAACGTTTGGAACAGACTTAATATTAGACGGCCTGTCGGTCACAAAGTTTGTTAGAGTGCGAGGAGTAAGGAGAGATGGTACTACTTCACCCTACTCTGAAGTTTTGGCTGTTGTGCCCGATGCGTTTACTATTAGAGCCCACGTTGAAGAAGCGTTTTACATGAGAGTGACAGGGTTTGACTACAATACTATATTAGGTGGGCCTGGAACAAACTTAGCTTTCACCCCAGCAAACTCTTCCGCTACTAGTATGGTGTGGGGGTTTCTAACAGCATATGCTGACCCTGCGTGTGCTATGTTTGGACAGAGTAATATACAAGTGTCTGTTTATCTGACAGAATATACTGCCGGGTATGCTTCTTTAGTTGACTCAAATGAGATGTGGAGAGTGTCTCTTGGTGAATTCTTTAATTCTATGAGCATAGGGCCATTTCCAATAAACCACCCTGAAGCAGGTAATATATTAGTGCTTGATGTTAGAGCTATTGATACTACAACAGAGGAAGACTTAGTAACAAGAACACGCGATGCAACTATAATAAACTGGGTGCATCTTAATGTAATGGAAGCGGGGAGTTAACTATGGCAATTAGAAGAAGAAACTCAGTATCTAAAAGATTCACTAAGATGAAAGGTCTGCCTAAAGAAGAGCGAATGCTTCTCCAAAGGATAGCTTCTCTTATTGATGCTGCTCTTAATAATAGGCAGCCGGGTAATCCTTATGAGCCTTCTAGAAATAAGAACAATAGGGTTGTATACCCTGTGACAGGACTTACAACTGTTGTTGGAGTAAAGAAGACGAAACTATTATGGACAGCCTCTAACTCAGACCAGCTACTTAGATATTCTATTGAGATAACCAATAAGGACACTGGGGTATCTGCCACTCGTAGTAGTTTTACAAACAACTATACCTTCTATGGTAACGCCGGAAACTATAAGGCTATTGTTAAATCTGTTGGTAGAGATGGCTCGTCCTCCCCTATCGAAGAGATAGATTTTGAAATAGCCGGTGACTTGATGATGATAGAGGGGGCAAAGAACGGCCCTCTTGAACTTGGTACTATAGTTCAAGATGACATACAGCATATGCAGGGAAATAAAATCTTTGCTTGGGGTTCTGTTGTTCTTGACGCATACCAAGGTGTTGTGTCTAATGACCCTGTTATTCTTAAGCTGTGGAGAAGAGAGGGAGACAATGCTACTTTTACTAACAGCGATGAGTTTCCTCTTACGTTAATAGAGACTATTGGTCTTTACCCGGCCACTGAG